CCTCGGATGCATTTTGCACGCAAAATGGGTTAAGAAAGAACAAACCGAAACAATAATTATCGGTAAATGGGCTGAAGATGATTCAACATATGAAATAACCGTTCCTGATCAACTCAGAGACAGTGTAGTCGACATGCAGAACACTCTTTCAGAATTTTACGCAACCACAATCGAATTGCAAAATACAGTGGGCCAAATGCTTAATACTTTTGAACGTATCTTTAACATTAAAAACAATGACGCTCAATAAATACTGCTTATTAGGGTAAAAATATGCCAGCACGTGATCTAGATAAAAATGGAATGATTAAGAAAATAACTGCAAGATGTAGTGAAGCTCTTACACAAGCCATGCAAGGTAATCGTTTACATTTTGCTTCTGAGCACAATCAAGAATTTGCTATTCTTAGACCAGAACCACAAGTATATGACGACGAAGATAAAAAATATCAAATACTGAATACATTTATTGATGATTCAAGACAATGGAGCAAGTTTCCCAAACGTCACAGTAGTATTGTTTGTTCCACATCAAAACAACCTGCAAATCGCAAGCATACTGTATATGTGGTGTTACCATTTAATGGTGCTAAATTAGCAATGTGTCCCGATGACGATTTCTTTACATCATTTAATCACATGGAACAACAATTTGGTGTTAAAGATGCTTATGAATTTGAACAACGTCTGCGTCAATTGTTCATTGCAATAAATGAATTCGTGCATGATTCTAAAGAAATTGAAACTGATGCTGAAAGTATTAAAAAATACTGCGCAATGTTCGATAATATTATGAAAGCTGTTCGTGGTTCTTATGAGTTCAAATTGTTTTATGAAGAATCAACAGGTGATAAGTTTTCAAGATGGCAAAAAATAGCAAATTTGTATGAAGCTATCAGTGAAACAATAGATCCTGAAATCAATGATTTTGAGGTTATTAAGATTTCAGACCTTAATAGTCGAAAAAATCGAGAAGTGTGGTTTTCAACAGAATGTTATATAGTAGAGCAGAAAGTTTTTGAAGATATGATTGATAGTGGGAAACTTGCACATATGGTGGAGGTTGATAAGAAATAATATGTCATTTGGTCTTCGAGAATATCTCGCATCTAAAGAACAATTAACGCAGGCAGTTAAACAACAGCCCAATATTGTGGTGGATTATGAAGTGGTAAAATACACCAAGTTGCCTACTGGACAATCAAAAGATGTTTGCGAGTATGTTAATTTAAAGCCCAAAGATGTTGTAAAAATTGAGTGGCTGTTTGACTCACAAGGTGAAACAGCCACTGTTGTTTCGTATATGATTAATGATGTTGTTTATCGCAATTTTAATAACAGTGAACGTGTTATTAAATGGTTACATACTAACACCAAACTTGATGATACTAACTGGTTTATCTAAACTATAAATAAGTTCAAACAGATGAATGAAACATGTTTGAGCTAAATTCGCAGACACCTTTCCAACTTCGCAATGAAGCAAGATCAATAAATGTATCCACAAAGCGTGAAGGTACAACAATTACTATAACATGGACGATCCCAACCCCTCTCAATGGCCCTGCATCAAGTTTCAGAGCGTATAATGGAGTTGTTATACTTGGTGGTTCTGAAGCGTTCTCGACCAGTATTATAAACCATAAAACATATGAAGCTGATCCATCTATGTCACCGTCTTTACATGCTGGTGACAAAATTGACACGCTGCATGTTATTGGTGCTTTTTATAATGATGTTACAACCAACACATTAGTTGTAACAGACTGTGATCCACAACAATGTTATTATTTTCGTTTATATCCTGTCTCAAAAAATTGCATTTATGATGACATAGGTGTTGCGAGTTATGAGCTACAGTATCAACATGCTGATGATTTATACAAGGCAACATATGGTACACAAAAGTTTTCACTCACAGGAAAATCAATTACAGACAACATAGTGTATTACGGAGCGACACCTACAGTACCCTATGTTCTCAAAATAAACAGAGAAGGCACAACTTATGATGTGTCAATAGATCCTTTGACTGTACTAACATATGATGATTTGATAACAACGATCAATAATTTTTTTAAAATAGAGACAGCTGACTTTATATCTGCAACGCCATTGAATATGAATACGTTGTGGTTTACGAACACAAGTTTATACATGTGGGATGGTTATGATTTTACGCCTCAAACGGTATATGTTCAAGCTACACAGCCTCACGTTCAAACAGTTGGAAATTATTGGCTAAATGGTAACAATCTTTCTACATGGAATGGATCTGCTTGGGTAGCAACAACATATCTCAGCTATGATAAACATCCTGATGAAGTAACCACAAATGCTGTGTGGTATGATGGTTCAGATGCATATGAGTGGAATGGTGCATACTGGTTACCAGCCACATTAGTTGAACAATCAACAGATCCTTCTTTGCCACCTTTTGTTGATGGAACATATTGGTACAATTATGTTGGATTATTTTATATTACCAATAATAAGATTACCAGTGCTTCGGCTGTTATATCTGACGTTGATCCAACATCTCCGTCTTCTGGTGATTTTTGGCTTAATCTTAAAACAAAAGAACTTCAACAATGGAACGGAACATCTTGGGTGCCAAAAACCATCACAGTGGGTAAGGGGTGTGACATTGCAACAATTACCACACAATATTATTATGATTTAACAACACAGCAATTGTTTGATGTAATACTTAACACTGAAATTCTCAATTTTGTTGTGTGGAATACAGATCCAATGTTGCTTGGTGATGGTGCATTGTGGTTTGATGGTACAAACCTATTCATACGTTTGAATAATACATGGAATCCAATGCCATTGATTACAAGCGATGTTAATCCAACACTTGCACCTGTATTACAATATGGTCTGTTGTGGTTAGATACAGACAATAATAATTTGTATCGTTGGTTGGGTAACACATGGGAACAAATTCAATATATCTCCAGTGCAACTGATCCATTTATATTTGTTGACAATACTACATTGTGGTTTGATACAGCCGCTCAAAAATTGTATTTGAAGGTTCCTCTTGGATGGCAAGAACAGACAAATTTAACAGTCTCAACAATAGATCCGTCAATTCCTGTAGTTGGTGAATTTTGGAAAAATGGTCCTACATTGTCTGTTTGGAATGGAATCGCCTACACACCAGTAATGTACACGACCACAAATCCTTCGCCAGCTATTGGTTTCATATGGTATGATACAAATCTTAATGAATTGCGTAGATGGGACGGTGTTGAATATACAAACATACAACCAATTGTAGAAGCAACGTGGGATCAAGGTATCTTGTTTACGGATACGACATTGGGAAGCAGCAGCTATGTTTGCGTTGTCGAATATCGTCCACTGGAGGGGGTACTGGAAGACCCTATTCTTGGTAATGATGCTGTATCGCGTACCCCCATGCAATATGAAAAAGATATTGGAGGCGACGATGGCTCTAATGACGAGCGTCTTTATGTAGTCGACTCTATAAAACGTCGTTTGGGTTATCCTATACACGTGGTTGAGTTAACAGACCAGCAAATCAACGATGCTGTCGATCGTTCAATAAGAGTACTGCGCTCACGTTCTTCCGTTGCATATAATCGCATGGTTATGTTAATGGAAATGAAAAAAAGTGTTGGGAAATATATTCTATCCAATAGACGTTTAGGTTATCATAAGATAGCTGACATTATGCAGATTTATCGTTTACCATCATCATTCTTGACAGCTGTTGGCAGTCAGCAGGTTTATGGACAATTGGTATTACAACAATTATATCAAGCAGGAACGTTTGATCTTGTAAGTTACCATTTGATATCAAGTTATATAGAATTATTGGAAAAGATGTTTGCTGCCAAGATCACTTTCAATTGGAGAGAGCGTACACGCGAATTAGTGGTATACAATACAACTGGTCGTGATGAGATTGTGTTGCTTGATTGTGTCGTTGAACGTACAGAAAACGATCTTCTTTCGGATAGACGCCTACAAGACTGGATTGAACGTTATGCGTTATCTGAGTGTAGGGAAATGTTAGCTGATATAAGAGGTAAGTTCGCTTCTCTTCCTGGACCTTCAGGAGGCATATCACTAAATGCTTCAGATATGCGTGAATCAGCAAGACAAGAGAAGGAACAGTGTATTAAGGAACTTGAAACATATGTGGTTGAGCAGCCTGAAGAGTTTGGTGGCTATAGTACAGTAATTATGGGTTAAAAAATATGTCATACTTTAAAGATATCCCAACTTTGCAAATACCTCCTATAGATTTTGTGACTGATGGCCAGAGAGCAACAAATGACTATACATCTATGTTGATTAAAGAACAGATCAACTTAGCGGGAGCACCACTCAATCTGTTCAAACTGAAAGGATTGAAAGAACGTTTAGCAACACCTTATGATAGTGGCTTTGGTTTCACAACTAAAGAAGTGCCGTTTCACGAGCCTAAATATGCTTTTTTAAGTGATTCAAACTCTTTTAGAAGCAATGAGTTGGGCGCTAATGTTACGCAACAATCTTTTATTGGATTTGATTTTGGACCAATACTTTCTTTTACAGGGCGCAACAAATATGCAAATAAAGCTCCTGTTTTATTAGAAATAACGGCAGTTGAAATAAAGCAACCTTATGATAATCGTAGGGTATTGAAGGCTAGACTTGAATCTTCTATCAATGGCGTTGAATGGAAAGGGGTGGCTGTTGTTACATTCGCAAATGATTCTAATTTGCAGACCGTTTTTGTAAAGGAATCATCGCCAGCTAATAAATGGAGACTTCGTCCTATACAATTTACAGGATCTGCTACTGACTTCTGGGAAGTTGAATATTTAAACTTCTTCTATAAAATACCCACACATATTACGAATATCAATGTAGACTTTGGTATAGCAGAAAATCGTTCTAGAAGTTATGACACATCTCCTATTGTATTTAAAGCGCTTTATACTCCAACCGAAAACAACACAGAGTTTAATGGGTTTGGATTGTATGCTGCTAATAAACTTGAACTTCAAGTACATTTTGAATCAATTGTGGAATTGATAAACAGACCTATAGTGATAGGAGATATTGTAGAGTTGCCTAATGAAGTTCGATATGATACGAATATGAACGCCATACGCAAATTCATGGAAGTAACTGATGTGTTTTGGTCTTCTGAAGGGTACACATATGGTTATAAGCCATTGGTGCAAAAAATCGTTCTAGAGCCATTGTTGGCATCAGAGGAAAATAAAGACGTGACTAAAGTTCTTAGAGATCATATTGGTTCACAGCTATTCGAAGAAGGTGGCAAAACTGTTATGACGTTTCAGGATACAGAAACTGTTAATGATTCAATTATTGCTCAAGCAAAACAGCATGTGCCGCATTATGGCATTAATAACTCGGAGTTGGCTGAGGTGACGACATCACCTTTGAGTCTTTACGAACAGGACGCTCTGCCACCTGAAGGAAAGGAGTACACAGAAGGTACAACATTGCCTAATGTGTCGGAAGCCGTGGATGGTGAATATTTTAGATTGGTGTATGGAGATCTAGATATTCCAGCTCGTTTGTATAAATTTTCATGCGCCAAAAAACGTTGGATTTTTATGGAAGAAGATAAACGAGGTTATTACAATGAACGCGAGAGAACAACACAAAAAATGGATAAAAAAGGTGAGAGTGTTAAAAAATTATGAGCACATTCAATTATAATTACGATAATCAAATTAAACATTACATTCTCCAAGTGATGGCTATTTTCGCAAGTATGGAAATACAACATGATGATGGCGAAATGCAACGTGTTCATATCCGTTATGCAAATGCTGATAGAACAGCAGAATCGATCTTAGCTGGCAACACACAAAACGCTTTGCTTCCTTTGCCCATGTTTACTG